GGAAGAATTTATTCACCATAATAGCAATACTTCTATGTCTGAAAAGGAAAAGATTATTAAGAAGTATTCTGATATTCAAAAGCAAAAATCTACTACTTCTGATGAAGAATCCGAAGATATTAAGTGGACAAAAAAAGATAAACAGAATATGAAATATGTCATATCTACTATTGGATATGACCCCTATGAAGATGTTGGATTATCTGATGCAGATAGAAAATATTGTTACAACATATTGTCTGGTTACTGTGATACTGATGGTATTTCAGAAGACGGACATAAAATGCAAGGCGTTATAGAAATGACTATGCTCTATTGTCAGTGTAAGAAAATTACAGAGGCAATGAATGTAGAATTAGCAAAAGAAGATGTTGACGATGCAAAGGTTTCAAAACTTACATCATCTAAATCATCTCTCCTATCTTCTATCGCAACTATTGCAAAAGATAACAATATTGCTTCTAACTACAATAAAAACTCTAAACAAGGTCAGAGTTCATTGGCTTCAAAGATGAAGGAAATGGCTGAAAATGGTTATAGAGATATTGAAGTAAATTTGTTTGATATTAAGACAAGTGAAGCATTTAAACAGATAGACCAATTAAGTAATGAGAATATTGCTAATCAGTTGACACTTGACAATAACGATTATTCAGAGATTGTAAAGGAACAACGTGAAGAATTATTATCGGCAACTAATGAACTTGAAGCACTAAGAGAAGAAAATCGTATTCTTAAAAACAAGATTATTGATTTGGAAAACAAGAAGAGGTGATGTAGATGGAAATAATTAACTCTATGTCATCTAAGGAATTAAGTCAGAAAAAACTTGAAGAATACGAAAAGATGGCAAAAATAATTCAATGGGGTAGAAAACAGCCCGTAAAATTTGCGGAACTTTTTTTCGGTCTGAAGCTTATTGATTATCAGGCTTATTGCTTTATGAGAACTTGGATTGCCCAATTCGCTTTATGGGCAGAATGTCGTGGTGCTGGTAAAGATACACTTGCAGCAGTCTATTATATGACACGTTTATTGCTCATACCAGATTATTCTCTTTACATCAGTAGTAATACATACAGCCAGTCTGTGGAGTCATTTAACAAGCTCCGTGACATTGCCTTGAAAAGAATACCATCTTTTGCAAGTGCTACTGACATATTTGCAAGAGAGGTTGATAAAACAGGAAGTAATAGTGAAACTGGTTTCTTACAAGCACCTACTTGTAAATTTAGATTATACAATAACTCAAAGATGGAAGCCTTATCTTCTAACCTTGAAGCAATCAGAGGTAAGCGTGGAGCAGTTTGGTTCAACGAAACGGCATGGAAAACTGCCGAAGAACTTGCAGTTGTAGAAAACTACATCAACGTTGATACAAGTTTCTCTACTTCTACCGAAAAGATTAGGTATCACAAACCACAACAGATGCCTTTGCAGATTTTATATACATCTTCTGTTGGTGATGTTACCTATCCATTCTTTGATAAATACAAAACATTTTATAAAAAGATGTTGGTCGGAAATAAGAATTATTTCTGTTTTGACATAAATGCTTATGATATTTTACACCACTCTTCTATTGATGGCGAACCTATTAAGGCTCACTTGACAGAAGACCAAATTAAGAAGGCTATTGAAGAAGACCCTGATAACGCTGATGTTGAATTATTCAACAAATTCAGAAAGGGTGGCGGTCAAAATGCCGTTGTTACAATGGACGAACTTATTAGAAACTCAACTGTAAGAAAGCCATTGTTGTATAACGACACTGGTAAGAAGAAATTCATCTTCTGCTATGACCCTGCCAGAAACTTTGACGGTAGTGTTCTTTCTATATTCCAAGTAATCAATGATAAAGAAGTTGGTTATAGATTGAGATTGGAAAACGTTGTTTCAATGGTAGACCAAAACACCAAGAATAAAACTCCTCTCCCTATGCCAGCACAGTTGGAAATCATTAAGGATTTAATGATTAAGTATAACGGAGAACGTGCCGCTGAATGGGAAAATATTGAGTTTTACATTGATGCTGGTTCTGGTGGTGGTGGAATCAGTGCTGTCGCAGACCAACTTATGGAAGATTGGACTGATAAATATGGCAAGAAACATAGAGGCATTATTGACCCAGACCATAAACAATATGAGTCTGCAAGGAAGAAATATACCAATGCTATGCCTATTGTCCATCTTGTAGACCCACAAGGTTATAAGAGAATTATGTACGATGCAATTTCTAAAATGGTTAAGTTAAATTTAATTGAATTTACTGATTACGACAATAAAGATTATATCCTTATTGAAAATAAAGAAGGTGGGTTCGACACAGTACAATTAACAAACGAAGAAAAACTTGCTTTGGTCAATATGAACCTTGCAAAAATGCAATTATCATATATGTGTAGATATGATACACCAAATGGTGGTGTTCAGTATGAATTGGCTAAAGACAAAAAGAATATGCACGATGATATGGCATATACGTTGGCTGAAGGGGCGTATGCGCTTGCTTTATTAAGGCGTGAAGACTTATTAAAAAAACCAAAACAAACGAATTTTGACCCTTCACAATTCATCATGTCAAAACAACCATCGGTTAGAAAATTATAAGGAAGGAGGAAAGATAAAATTTGGAAGTAAAAGATTTTACTAAGGAAGAACAAGAAAAGATAATGGCTAAATATGTTCAAATGTCATTTGCAAACTTAAAAAGAAATATTGTTCAGGATTTAATTAACAGTAAAAATGAAAGCATTATTTATAAGAAGTATACTAAAGAACAGATAGTAAATATGTTGGAAAATCCGCAGAAAAACGAAGAACAGATTCGTGAACTTAGCAGATTTATCTATCTAGTATCAAGCCATTATCGTAGACTTGTTGATTACTACTCTACTATCCTTCTTTATAATTACACGGTAGTTCCTACCAAAATTCCTGTTAAAAAGCCTATAAAATCTAAATATACAGAATGTTATTATCGCATTGTTAATGAATGTGATAAGTATAATCTTCAGCAAGAAGCAACTGAGGCAATTAAAATTGCCGTAAGAGATGGTGTATTCTATGGTATTTGTTATGAAAATGAAGACAGTTTTTATATCAAACCATTCACCGATACAAAGTTTGCAAAAATTTCATCTATTGAAGATGGTGTATTTAGATACTCTATCGACTTGGCTTATTTCTCAGGAAAAGAATACTTACTTGATATGTATGGAGCAGATTTCAAACGTGCTTATACACTTTGGAAAGGTGATAAAGAAAAAGGAATTAAGGGTGATAAGGCAAAGAAATGGTACGAAGTTCCAACAGGAATTGTAGTTAAATGTGATAAGTCAAATTTCCTTAATTCAATACCGATGTTTGCATCATTATTGCTCGATATTCTGTCGATTGACGACTATAAATTGTTACAGAAAGCAAAGGTAGAGGGTGACAACTATAAAATTTTAGGATTTAAACTAGACCTAAATGATGAAGGTTTCCCTACTATTGATTATGAGTTAGCATCAAAGTATTTTAATACAGCGTCAGAAACACTTCCGAGCGGGGTCGGGGCTATCCTCGTACCATTCGAGATTTCAGACCACTCATTCCAGACATCTACTGCTTCTAGCATAAATAATGTATCTGATGCAGTCGATTCATTCTGGCAAGGTGCAGGTACGCCATCAAGTCTCTTTGGTGGTGGAAATATCAATTCATCTGGGGCAATGTCTATTGCAGTAAAACCTGATGAAGCCTTGGCATTTTCTATGCTTACACAGTTTGAACGTTTCTTCAATGTTAAATTTAAGAAGATGTCTCTTAAATATAATTTCAAACTGAAATTCAGTCGTTTATCAATTTTTAATCAAGATGAATATGTAAATAGGCTATCTAAATCAGCATCCTTGGGAATGCCTGTGAAGATGGAATATATTTCTGCATTAGGATTTAGTCCTAGTGATGTATTGGGAATGACTTATCTTGAAGAACAAATACTGATGTTGTCAAAGAAATCTTGGCTTAATCCATTGATTTCTTCAAATACCCAAAGTGCTGTTGACTCAGAAGGCGGTAGACCAACAAGTGAGGAACGTGGAGAAACTATTGGAGAGGCTGGCGAACAGACAAGAACCAACGAATCCAATGGTGAACGTTAGAATTTAAGGAGATTATATTTTGGAAAATAGATATTTTTATTGTTATAGTAAGCCACTAAAGGAGTTTCTTTTAGAGAATGGTGAGCGATATGTGTTAAGAGCAACACACGATAAAACCAAGAAGAAATATTGGGTATTTCAGAGTTGTTCAAAAATAGATGAATTATTAGATGAGTGGAGATTGCGAAAAAAGTAATCTTCGCTCTTTTAGTTTGGAGAATAATAGTTTGGAGGTAATTACAAATGAGTTTTAATAAAGATACTGGTATGTATGAGGGTTATATTTATTTAATAACCAATAAAGTTAACGGCAAAGGTTATATTGGGCAGACGAATAGAACTGTTCCATTTAGATTTCAACAACATCAATATAGAAGTACAAAAGCAAAATATACTCAACCATTATATAGTGCTTTTAAAAAGTATGGTATTGATAATTTTGATGTGCAAGAA